AAACGGTTACATCATGGACTATTCCGTATGTGATGTCTATGATGAATATGCTATTGTTTTTAATTTTGAAAATAGGGCTTATGAAAGAGCATACTATACAAAGGACGATGCAACAGACTCCCTTGCTATTGATAGAAAGGAAGCTTGCTACATTGTTGATGTAAATGATGAGGAAAAGCGTGCTCTTGAGATGCTTCATCAGCTGAATGGAGATACCTATGAAAAGGTAGATGAAAATTATTCCGCTCTTAATGAGCAGATTGAGACTCTTACAGCTGAGAAGAGTGAATTTGAAGCAGCTCAAGAAAGTTATAGTCAGAAAATTGAAGAGCAGGATGGAACAATTGCTACTTTACAACAGGAAAAAGCTGATGTTGAGGAAACTCTGAATGGAGTTAAGAGTGATTATGAAGCTGCTCAATCAACTATTGAATCTTTAACTGCAGAGAAGGAAGCTTTAGAAACTTTCAAGGCTGATGTGCTGAAGAAGGAAAAGGAAGTAGTTCTTGAGCATTATGCACAACTGCTTGATTCTGAAGATATTGATTCTTTCAGAGAAAAGATTGATGAAATGACTAGAGATGAGCTTGATAAGGAGCTTGCATATACTTTAGTTCAGAATAAGCCAACGCTTTTCACAAATGAGAAAAACCCTAGTTATGTACCTAAGGACGATGCAGAGCCTACAGGTATCGAGGGTATTTTAAGTAAATATAAGAAGTAATAAACGGAGGATTTATTATGGCTGATAAAAGACTTGTAATTGACGGTTTTGGTCAAGTAGAGCTTAATCAGGTTTCTTTCCGTAGAGATGGAAGAGTTGAGGCTCAGTGCGCTCTTGACGCTACTGACTTCGCTTCTGTTCCAGCTGAGAACGGAATGCTGCTTGCTGTAGACAGAGTTAACAGAACTGTTAAGTTCCCTACTGCTGCCAATGCCGCTAAGATGCCAATTGCTTTAAACTATACAACAGAGCATATGTATGATGAAAGAGCTAACGCTCTGAAGGACTTCAAGCTTGAGAGAGGTACTTTCCTTCCTAGACTTGGTTTCCTTTCTGTAGGTGAGCTCTTTACAACTAATACTATCTGCATGGATGATGGCGAGTTTGCTGATGAAGACGCTCTTGCTACTGCTACTGCGGCAGCTGCACTTACTACTACTCCAGTTTATGGTGGAATTAGTGATAATGGAGCTATCAAGGTTTCAGCTACAAAGCCAAGTGCTGGTCCTGTACTGCTTGTAGTAGAGAAGACAACTATGCCAGATGGACAGTTTGCTCTTAAGTTCCAGGTTCTTGAAGCATAATAGGGAGGTGTGAAGAATGACTATTAAGGAAATGAAAGAATTAGCTGTATATGCAGCTAAGGGTCAGGCTCCAACTAACTTCTCTGTTGAGAACGTAGACGAGGCTCTTCGCGATGGACTTAGAGAGTTAGCTGGTTCCGTAAATCAGTTCATGAAGAACAGATATGATATTTATGAAATTATAATTGAAGCTGCTGATGAAATCGTTCCTAAGAAGGTTATTGATGCTGTAGGAATTTTCGCAGAGGTTCAGCAAGTTGGACAAGGCCAAAAGGCACTGTTCAGAACAAGACTTGGTAGAGCTAGAGCTAAGAAGTTCCTTACTCAAGTAGGTCTCTCTGGTGTATATGAGAGTTTCAGACTTGATAATGGTACTTTCGAGGTTAGTGCTCATGCAGTAGGCGGAGCTTGCTCAATTGATTTTGAGAGAATGCTTGATGGCGCTGAGAATATGGCTGAGCTTGTTAATCTTCTGACAGAGGCTCAGACAGATGCTGTATATCAAGAGGTTCAGAGAGCACTGCGCGCAGCTGTAAGTCAGAATGGTGTTCCTGCAAACAACAGAGCTAACGTTACTGTTGGTAACGATTTTGATGGACAGGAAATGATGAAGCTCATCTCCACAGTTAGAAGCTATGGTAGTGGCGCTGTTATCTTTGCTCCACCTGAATTCGTTGCAGCTATGGGTGCCGACGCTATCGTTCCAGTTCCACAGAATGGTAACTATGGTGGCGTATATCATCCACAGGATATCGATGCTATCCACAATACTGGATATATTAACCTCTTCAGAGGTACTCCAATCGTTCAGATTCCACAGTCATTCGTTGATGAAAACAACGTAGAGACATGGATTGACCCACAACTTGCTTATGTACTGCCTACAGGTGGTGAGAGAGTTGTTAAGGTTGTATTTGAAGGCGGCACACAGATGTGGGACTTCGTAAATGCTGACCAGTCAATGGAGATTCATACTTATAGAAAGCTGGGTACTGCTATCCTTGCTTACCATAATTGGGGAATCTATAAGAATGAAAACATTCCTCAGACTTATAAGGAAATGTATCCAAACGTATAATTTGTTAGATAGGGGAGGGGTTCATCCCCTCCCTGTTTATTATTTAGGAGTTAAAAGGAGTAATACAAATGGATAAGAAGGTAAAGGTTGTAAGTTTAGTTTCACAGAGAGTTGTGTTAACTGTACCAGATTTAAGACTGAGAAGAGTTTGGGAAAGAAAGGGTGCAGTTGCAGTAATTCCGTTTGAACAATTAGAAGAAGCTATGTATAGTCCTGGAGTTGAGAATCTGTTTAAGAATGGAATTCTTGGTATTGATGATATGGAAACAAAGATTGCGCTTGGTCTTGAACCAGAAGGCGCGAAGGTTCCAACTAATATCATTACTTTAAATGATGAGCAAAGAAAGCGTTATCTTACAGTAATGCCGCTGCATGAGTTTAAGGAAGAGATTAAGAAGCTTCCAATTGAGCAGATTAATGAGCTGGCCGCATATGCTATTGAACATGAGATTTTAGATTTTGATAAGTCTGAAATTATTAAGAAGTATGTTGATGTTGATATAATGCGCGCAGTTAAACTTAATAGGGACGATCAAGCTACACAGGAGAGGTAAAATGACTTCCGTTTATAAAGTTTATGAAGCTTTTTTGTCGAAGATGTTAGAAGATGAATGGTTGAACTGGACACAAGAAGAGGTAGAGGCGGACTGGCGCCAACTTCTTTTAGGTGCTTTACCAAATTTTAAATTTCCTCGTGTTAGCTTAGATTTTAATGAATCTGGGGATTTTGTTGATGATTTGAACAACGAGGAGATTCAAATACTTGCAACTTTAATGAAGTGTGAGTGGCTTAATAGAGAGATTTTGACTTGGGAAAATGTTAAACCGTTATATGTAGAGAGGGACTTTTCTCAAGCGAATTTAATTGATAAGCTACAAAAGCTTTTAGATAGAGAGGAGTATAAGGCACTTAAACTTGAGCGTGTATATTATCGTTCTAGAAACAGACAGCCATTTGATTATAGAAAATTGGCAGGTGAATAGAATGGATTATATTCCTGAAGTATTAGAAGCATATAATAATAAGTTGAAGAGTAAGTTATATGGTTTACTTTGTGAATATGAGAGAGGGCGCGATTGGCAAGGTTTTCTTGATTCGATTTTAATTGAATTGGAAGGCTTTGACGTAGATGAAAGGACGATTGATTATTATAGTTTATATCATAAGATTTCTTCTTTAAGATATTTGAATTATGAATACTTTAGAAAAACAATTTTTGATTGCATGTCTCTGCTCTCCAGAGGGGAGGAAAGACAATGAGTTATTATGAAGAGGTATATTTAAAAAGATTAAACAGATATGGGATTGACTTTCAATCACGTATGCAGCGCCAGCGCGAAGAAAACTTTAAACTTCAGCTTAAAAAATCAGTTTATTATATAGATTTTGAATATGGGGGAGAAATGCATGAAGCAGAGCTTCCTCCATATAAACAAAATGAGACCAAAGATTTACATTATCTTTTAACAGATGTGCATTTAGATATGCCCAATGGAACAATTTTAATGTTACCAGATAAAGATGGAGAAAGGGTTCCATGGATGATATATTGGTTAGAAGATTATGTAGCGAGTGGATATAATCGTTATATAGTTTTAAGAATGACTCATTATCTTACTTGGAAAAATAGGGAAGGCA